TTAAGCGTGAGCATGAATGCAATGGCTGATTCTATGTATTGCAGCACATCGTGTTATCTAAACAGCTGTAATACTTATTGTAGCTGAGGTGAATATAATGGGACTAATTAAAGGCTTGCTATTCTGGGGGTATTTAGACGAGGAAGGTGTAGTGCACGTTAAGCGCTACACCACAGACCGAGCGATTGCGAATATGGAAAGAATGCCCTGGTGTAAGGGTATTTTCGATCCATTTGAAGCATTTGATTTCTCAGAAGCCCAACGAAAATGTATTCAACGATTCAATGAGGATAAGCATTGATGTCATCAATACTAGAAAACCGCTTAATTTTAGACGCATATTTACGAATACAATTAGATAGATTGAGATTACCTTATTCATTTAAAACTCAATTTGTATATTTACCACGACAAAATATATGGCGGATTTTTTACGGAAAATATTTTGTTGAAATAGAAACAAATAATATAAATCAACGATTAATGCGTATAAAAGCGTGGCAATTGGCGCGCCACATTAAAAAGGATATTAAATAATGATTGAACCTGGAATGTATCCCCACCTAAGCAATGAAGACTATCACTCAGACTCTGCCATTTCACGCTCAGGCATTATGACCTATTTAGATTCGCCTTATAAATATTGGGCGCATTATATTAATACCAACCGTGAAAAAAAAGAAGTTACACAGTCAATGATTTTGGGAAGCGCTTTTCATACATTCGTATTAGAACCTGATAAATTTTATCGTCAATATGTTATAGAGCCTGAAAAAGTTTTATTGAAAAATGTAGGGCGCGAGGCTTACGAGGATTACAAATTAAAATTAGAAATAATGAAAACTGATAGAAGAATATTGATTTCAAATTCTGAATGGGATTTATTATGCATTATGCATCAAGCATTAGAAAAACATTCAGAAGCTTGGGATCTAATCCAAGGCGCGCAATACGAACAATCTTATTTCTGGCAAGACAAAGAAAGTGGTTTGATGGTGAAATGCCGCCCTGACATTTTGCATAACAATATTATTGTTGATTTAAAGACGATTGCAAGCGCTTCATCGCGTTACTATCAACGTAGGATGTATGAATCTGGTTATCACATTCAAGGCGCTATGATACGTGAAGGCATTCGAGAAACCACCGGCAAAGACATTCCTAATGTGATTAATGTTTGTATTGAAAAAGTATATCCATTTGAAATTGGAATCAAGATTATTTCAGAGAAAGCATTGGATGAAGGAAGACGTAAATTTAAAGCTGTCTCTCTTGACATTAATCACTCTATAGTAAATAATACATGGGAATCGTATCAACCAGAAACTGTAGACTTACCAGGGTGGGTATAATGGAAAAAGCAGACGAAATTTTAGTTTTTGCAGCAACAGAAGCAATTATTAGCATATTAGAAACTATATTAATTAGCCGTTATGGTGGAAAGTGTGAAGGAAAAATTGCTTTAGTATTTTTCAATAATGTATTAATAAATGCAATAGGAAATTTAAATAGTAAACTCACTAAAAAAGGTTTCCTACACAAGGCTGAAGGTCGCTTAATTAATCATATCAATGAATGGTTTGCAAACGCAAAAAAATTAGAATCTAAAGAAAAGGAAATGCATTAATGAGTACAGAACTATTAATAAAAGATACTGGAGTTATTGCAAGAGCAGAACTAGATGTTCAGATTAACACTGCTAAAGCGTATCCACGCAATCCACAAACAGCTATGAACTATGCGACGCAATTAGCAACGATGGACGAGGCAACAGCACAATCTTGTTTTTATTGTTTACCTAGGAAGGAAAAAGATGGGACTAAAAAAGAAATCCGAGGAGGATCTATACGCCTTGCTGAAATTGTCGCAAACGCTTGGGGAAATATCCACGCCGCCACAAGAATCGTTGAAAACGATGGACGTCATATCACTGCCGAAGGAGTTGCGTGGGATCTCGAGAATAATGTCAAAATGGCTATGCAAAACAAAGTGTCTATCCGATTTGGCGAAAAAGACGGAAAAGGAGGGTACACAGCAAATAACGATATGCAAACCGTGCTTTCAAATGCTGCTTCTGCTAAAGCATTACGGAACGCCATCTTTAAGGTGGTACCTAAGGCTTTGGTAGATAGAGTCTTAGAAAAAGCTATGATATTTGCCGTTGGCGATCAAAAAACAGTAAGCTCAAAAGTAGCTGAAGTTATCGACAAACTTGTTAAGATGGGTGTGGATAAACAAAAGATATTAGATTATTACGGACATGATTCTATGTCAAAGATAACACCAGACGATTTCAAGTCTCTGATTGGCGTAGGTACTGCAATAAAAGAGGGTCATATCAAGATTGAAGATGTATTTGATTTTGAGAAAGACTCTAGCAGTACATTAAGCGCTTCTGAAAAAATTAATAACCTAATTCATTCTAAAAAGATGATAAATTCAGAAACAGGCGAAATTAATGAGTAAGCTTAAGCTTTTGACAAGTAAAATAGCCGCTAAGTTATTAGGCTTTACACCTGATTACATTCGGCAGCTATGTTTAAATGGCACGATTAAGGCTATTAAGCCAGGTCATGATTATTTGATTGAAGAAAGTGAGTTAAAAAAAATTACACGGAAGCGAAAATCAAAAAAGGATGTATGATGAATACTGAATCGGTTAATGAAGCTTTGACATTGATTGCTCAAGCAATGGATTTATTAAATGAATTTAAAACAGTTCATGATTTGTGGGATTATCCACGAATTGAAAAAGCATTAGTGTTAATGCAGCAAGCCGTTGATAAATTAGCCACTTAGTTCCACATAACATGGTAAGATGTTCTTCCTAACATAATTTGTGGAACATTAGCATGAGGCGAGTTGGTTTAAGAACTAAGTTTTGCTCTAAGTGTGGCGTTGAGAAAGAAATTGCATCCAAAAGATATTGTCGAGCATGCGCCAATGCTCATATGAAAGAATGGCGCAAGACACATCCAATGGATGAATTTCAGAAAGCTAAAGCAAATACGCGATCAAAAACTAAAGTCTATATTAGGCGTGGTAAAATTAAAAAACTACCATGCATGATTTGCAGAACAACTGATAATGTTCAGGCTCACCATGCAGACTACAATGATTTTAAGAATGTCGAATGGATGTGTGCACCGTGTCACAGAGATCATCATGTTGAACAAACATATGATAAATGGAAATGGAAACAACTTATTTTAATGGGGTAAATTATGAATAAATTATGTGCGTGGGTTCGTTGTATGGCTTGTAGAGCTTTCAGTAACACCCCAACTGCATGCCAACATTGTGGTGCAAGATACAAGAAAAATAATTAGCGCTTAGTCCTCGCTACCGTCTAACCTGACGATAATTGGTGACCGTGGCGAGAGCGCCACACTATTTATGGCCGACGATACTATGTGAACGGCACGTACGGCTTAGTAAGTGGGAAAATAGGCCACCAGTTTATGCCAATAGACATGATGCTAGGAGTGTCATGCGCAAACCTATTGGCACCAGTTTATGGCAATCGTGCGTGAGCATGGCCGAAACGTGAAGCTTATACTAGGTATAGGGTGATGCTTATAAGCAGCAATACCACTACCAAATCGTGGGTTCGAATCCCACCGATTGTCGCCAATTTATGAGGATAAAAAAATGGACGAAGAAATAGAAAATCAGCTTGAAGAAAGAAGTCATATCTTGAATGTCTTAGGAATGGATTACAGCGCCTATGAGGAATTCAGATTGAATGTCACTAATGGGTTATTAAAATTCGGTGGCAGCTTCTCACAAGCTCTGGGAACGGCTCTGGCGGTGGCAGATAATAATAACGCTGCAAAGATAATTCGATACTGGCATCAAGATTGCGAACATCACGCACATTTATTCAGGATGTATGTGGCTAAACTGAAGGCAGAGCATGACCCTAATATAGGATGTCCCTAATATGAGAACCGTAACATTAATTGGTGGCAAATTTCATCGTCTCAAAGTAGAGGTTGAATCAAATAGCTTTGTTTATAGAATAGCAATCCCATCTAATTTTTCAGTAGCAGAATTAAATAATTTACATTGCGAACCTAATAAAATTGAAACAATAGAATATGCTCAAGTGGCCAGTATTTTTGGAAAAATAGGTATATTTCCAGAAGATATGTTTCTTCTATCAGGAATTGATCCGGTAGAATTTCTTAAAAATATTGTATTAGCTTATGTTAGATAAATGATCAGAGCACCGGTTGCCCTTGATATCGGTGCTCTTCTCAAGCTAACTACTTTTTCTTTTTCTTTTCGTCTTTCTTTTTCTCGTCTTTCTTCATGAGATAATCCCCTAAGATTGGTTAGTAAGAACTCAGTTTATCTCAAATTTTACACAAAATTGCAACCATATTGGTGACGGCAACAAAATGGTGTGGCAAATTTTTAACAATTTCATGCAGCCAGCATTCTATCTGGCTTTACAGCTTCTATTCACAGACTTATTCACAGAAATTGTGGACTCGTGAAACATTGGCGTGGAACATCATTTCATCAGCTTATTCATACCAGTAATAATAATGCTGCAACAATCGGGCGATATTTCACCAGCCGGCGAGTCAGGTTTGAATGCTAATGTTTCCATAAATTTGATCTTTTTAGCTTCTTTATGAGCAATTTTAATGTTGGGGGGTGATTTGGATTTTGGACTTGAAAGGGGCGTTTTAACTTCAAGCACATGGGGATGAAAGAACATAGTAGGCGAGCGTGTTATAGGCGGTCTATGGTCGTCGTTTTTAGTTTTTTCCTGGGGAATTTCTATCGATAATTTCTTGTTTCTAAGCATAATTTCCACTCCTTCGAGGAAGGGGTAGGCGGCCAGAAACTGGAATCTAACCGTCTAGAAAATGTTCTATTGCAGATTGATCTAGCTAGGCTTGTGGGAGTATAGTGTAACTGCGAGGTTCCCCAATACTCCACAAGGATAAAGATCAACATGGATAATAACAAAAAAAATGCCGCACGCCAACAAAATCATCATACCGCTGATTTTCTAGCATCTACCTTTCTAGGCAGTAATATTTCTCTCAAAAAAATATATGGATTAAAAACTCTTCACTGGGCAATCATTCGTTATCTGTGCGATTCAATCGATAAGAACTATAACAAAAAACATAAGTTTGAAACTAAGATTTATCAATCGCAAATTGCAAAATTTACCATTCTTTCCAGAAAAACCATTAACAAAGAAATTCAACATTTAATTAAAAAACGCATTTTCAAATATGTAGGTACCGGACTTACTTCACGTCGCAATACTTTAACGATTGGAAAAACTTTGATCGCTTGTAACTGTAGGTTACAAGACAAAGAAGTGTTACCCACGGTTACAAGCGTAAGAAGTGTAACCCAGGGTTACATATCTAACTCTTCTAACATTACTAACTACCAAAATGGTTCTTCGAACCCAAAAAAAGCAGATCAACAGTTCAAAGATTCACCATGTGTTCAACCAACTTCAGAAAAATACAAACTTGCGCCCACTGCAAAAAAAGGTTCAACCTATCTGGAAGATTTTATAAGGGGAAATTCAAAATGAATGAAGTTTCAATTCTGTTGCCTTACCCGCCTTCTGTTAATCATTACAAAAAAGTTGGTCATTTAAATACCACAAAAAAAGGCAAAGTTTATCAATTGCGATTCAATTCTCCAGAAACGTTGCAATATTTCTATCGAGTATGGCTTAAGGTTCGCATGGAAGGCCTCAAATCTTTCCAAGGCGCAACGATCTCTGTAGATGTTGATGTGTACCCTCCTGACAAAAGAAAACGCGACCTTGACGGTATTTTGAAGGTTTTACTCGATGCCATGCAAAAAGCTGGACTCTACGATGATGATTATCAAATCGCTAGACTTCTTGTGACTAGAAAGCATACAATTGCTTCAGGTGAGATTGTTGTAAGAATTCGGGAGATAATTTAATGCACTCCAAAGAACAAATGCGAAAAAAGGAAGACGCACGCGAAGAATCTATGAAACATATGGGCATGAATGTCGTTGGTGAAGCAGCTAAAGATTTATATTCAGGGATGGCTGCAAGTCGTGGAATACTAGAAGGCAAAAATCCTATTAGTACTTTCAAGGACACTAGAGATTCAATGTCAGATGAAAACATGGAAAAAATGAAGAAATAATTTGAGGACAGCACAATGATGAAGATGACGGACAACAGAGCAGATCAAGCTGGAATGGGAACGCATGATAGCCCGGATTCTATTCGCCGCGCTGGCGGTGAAGATCCTCGGCGGCACGATGCCAAGATTTTGATTGATCGTAAGGTTTCAGATCACGATCAGTCTGGATACAACCACGCTTATACCCCTGAGAGCGAGTCCTTTGCGCGTAGCGCCGAGAAAAAGGCTATGGGCATGGGTACACCTGAGCCTGATGGTTTGTATCGAAAATAGAGGTATCTATGAGCTTGAGAGAAAAAGCGGCAAAGCTGATTTCTGATACAAGTGGCGACAGAGCTAAAAATAGTTATGATAATTCTATGTTTCCGCATGAGCCGGATAGAAGATCTTTTGCAGAAAATGATGGGGATACTGCTAACAAGAAATTATCTTTAAAACAAAAACACGCTGATAGTAATGATCAAATGACAGTGATGTCGAGCGTAGCCGAGCGTGCTGGAAATCGTTCAAGAAATACGTAAATAGCGTTCTACGTCGGTGTGGCCGCTACCTTCCTTGGCGGCTTTATCGGCTAAACTTTGCAATCCAATAAATTTTGCACGTGCATAGGTGGTTTCCAAATGTGCAATGCGTGGTTATGCAAATTCACATATTCAGTTTCTCGAGGATGAAATTGTATGCATTGATCTTCCTTTTCCCAGAATAGATTTTTCATGTGACACATTTCATCCCAATTAGGATTTCTATTTTTAAGGCTCACAGAGATGTGTTCCCACGTTCCTCTATCTGATTGGTATATCCCAGTCACTACCTTAAAATCACGTCCTCTGAAGGGCACAATGAAAGCTCTGAGGCCCATTCCCAATGGATTCACCACTTCAAACTTAATAGGGTACTTCATGTTCTTGAACCTTAACTTCTTCTTGCCGGGGCGGTAGAATCATCCATTCATGATCAATATCTGAAATAAATTGCATTGATTCACTAATCGCACTTTCTGTTTTTTTATTTCCAGCTACTGAAATGCTATTTGTGTGAAGCACTAACCATCCTTTTAATACTTTAGCGCGGTATGTATTACCATCTAACTGTTGCCATTCCCACTCTAACTTTTTACGCATGCAAATCTTCCTTCAATAAAGTACAATTAAACATTATATCACGTTTAAGGATAGACATGAATCTAACTGAGATAGCTAAAGCCACTTTAAAGTTTAGTCCCGTAATTGCGACGGCTATGGGATCGCCAATTGCTGGAATGATTGCTTCTTTGCTTGCAACAGCATTTGGCGTTGAACCTAAGGATTTAGCTAATACAATCACGAATGATCCTAATGCTGAATTTAAACTTAAACAATTTGAACTAGAACACACCGAAGCACTCACAAAAATAGCTGCTGATAATTATTCAACAGAGGTTGACGACCGAAAAAATGCTCGCGATAGAGAAATTCAGCAGGAAAAAATCACAGGTAAAGTTGATTGGGTTTTATCTGGAATTGCAATCATGGTTGTAATTGGTTTCTTTTCATTATGCGCCATGAATTATTTACTTCCTGTTCGAGATGATCACGTGCTTATCATGCTAATAGGACAGATAAGCAGTGGTTTTGTCATGGTTCTTAGTTTTTATTTTGGATCCAGCAAAAAAGGAAATTAATTTATTTACTTTTCTATTTACTTTTTTAAAAGTGCCGTAAATAACATTGCGTCTCTATCAGTCATAAGCCATAAAATCAAAGTTATTAATTTTTTTTGGTCGAAATCTTTTAATTGAGTTTGAATATTATTCCAAATTATAGGATCAAGTGATGTCGTTTGATTATTAATCATTTGTAATTTCCTTTGGCGGGTATGGGAGCGGCATCCAATGAGTTATATTAGTGCTATTTACACGGCCTATAAATCCTATGTTTTTACCGTACCATGCTTTTTCATTTCCCCCTAAAAAATCTAATTGAGCTATTTGATGTTTCCAGTGATATCCATAGGTTAGCACATCTGTAATATCTTCTGGTAATCTATCTTTAACGCTAATCCATTCAGTCATGATTTAATTTCCTTATTAATTTTTCTGCCTCTATCTATACAGATTTTTATCGCCTTCTCTAAAAATTCCTTACAGTAATTCTTAGTTTTAATTGAGTTAGTATCCCAACACGCCTCTATTTGCCATAAACACTGTAATAAATCCTCTTCCTTCCACGCTGGTAGATCGTTGGGTTTGTAGCAGTCGCAAGTATAAGATGCACAATTACAGCCTTTATCCATTTCTAATCTCCTTTTTTATTTCGGTAATCTCAGATTCATGCACGAGATATCCTCTTCCATTAATTTTCCCATAATAAACTTTATTATCAGTAGGCAAATTATATTTTGCGCCTCTAATAGCATATTCAATACAAGCCATATTTTCTATTTGATACATCCACGAGCATCCGCTTACATCTTCAAATAACCCTTCGATTTCAATGTTTTTTCCCTGCAAGTCACCTTTTATTATTTTGTGCATTATTCACCCCTTATTAGTTTGTCTATCTCGATAATTTATGCGCATAATCATATACTTCTAACCATCCCAAACATTATTTCAGAGAATCAAATTCAAGATGAATGCTATCTTTTACGGGATATTTTTGAATATCTAAATAAATTTGTCCATTAAAGTCTGAAACTTCAATTTCTATTTTCATAATCTTATTTCTTTATCTATCTCGTCGAAACGCGCTTGCGCTTCTTCTTCTGTGTGGAAATCTTCACTTAACCAAAAATTAGTGTGGATAATTACACTATTTTCTTTTTTTGTATAAGAAAATATTGATGCTTTTCTAACAGTTGAGCCGTTGAATTGCAGCCAGTTTGATTTTTTCATAGGTGAGCAGCGACACCTTTCTGACCAGCCGTGCGTTTCTCCTATTTCTTCATAGTTAATATATCCTTTATCATTGCACTTATTGCATTTGTATTCGTTCATTCTTTTGATCCCCGTCTATTATTCCATGCGTTAATCATTATTTCTCGAACCCACTCAATAGTATATCTTAAAACTTGTTGCTCTTTCTTTATTCCACACGAGCATTTTATTCGTATTTTATATAATCCGATTTGTTCTAACCTAGGAATCGATCCACAAAATGGGCAATCTCGAAGGGGATTTATTTCTATTTCTCTCATTTACATAGTTCCTCTAATAATCCATCTTGATATTCTTTGCTGTTTGTCAAAGCATCATCCATAAAAATCTTCAATGATTCCATCGCAAAATTTCTAGTAATATTTATAAATTCTCTTGAAACCATTTCATTTTTATTGGGATTATAAAAATTATAATATTCGTAAATTAAATTAGTTAATGATTCATCATAGGATTTAAGTGTTTTAGGAGAGACGGTTTGATTAATTTTCCCTATCATTTGCATAGTTCCTTACCATCCAACAGATTTTGATATTTCTACATGATTTTCTGGCTCTATTTCAGACATCCTTTTTGCGAAATATTTTCCAATTTCTTCTTGAAGCATCGCATCACCGACTGGCGCGAATCTCCAATGATAAAGCATGTTATAATATGTCATATTATCTATTTTATCTTTTGTTAATTGATCTATCATTTGTACATCCCCTATAACCCAACTCTAATTTGTAAATCAACATGATCTTTTTCTATTTCGCGCAGCGCTTTCATTCTGGTTTGTAATTCTTCCCATAAAAATGGAAAATTACCTTCTACTTGCATAATTGAATCATATAATTGGTCCCATAGTTCGTTGTCCATCATTCGGTATTTTCCTCTATATTGCATTCGTCGCAATCGATTAAAATTGGTTCAAGAAATGCTACTTGCACATAGAATTGTTTTTGGTCTTCACATTTATTGCAGTTAAATATTTGGATTACGTCTGTCATTCTGGGATTTCCATTAAATTATTTTCGATTAAGTGAATCAGCATTTTTGCTCTTGCGTTTGCCTCATTAATATCGCTAAAATTTAATGGGCTACATGATTCTTCCTCATAATAAATAGTTATCCATTCATTTATACCTTTGCAAGTTCCTAGCATTAATTCGCAATCATCATACATAATAGTTGAGGGAAGAATTTCTCCTAATTCTGCAACGGTGAATGCTGAAAATGCTCTATTTTGTTCTTTTTGCATTTTTAAGAAAGTTAAATCTCCAGGCCCATCATGCTGATTGCAATTATCGTCCTTCGCATGAAATAATTTCCAGTCATCGCAAATTTTTAACCAATGGAAATAACTATCTTGAACAATTCCTAATTCTTTTAATTTTATTGCTAGTTCTAAACTTAATAATTGTTGAGATAATTCCATTTTCAATGATCCTTTTCGCCTGTTAATGAATTTATACCTTCGCAATTCTTTTCGCCACAATCATAACAATACCCATTTTTATATGCGTATTCATCGGCGCAATCCATTTCAAATTCATTTTCATTTTTCATTAGGTAATATTCTCATTAAAGTAATCATCATATTCATAAGAGGCATAGTCCGCACATTTCTCGCAGCGTCCAAACGGATTTACTTCGCGTACATCTCGGCAATCGTCGCAGTCGGGCATTATCGAAATTCCTTTATTACTGTTATGGACGCATCTCTTTCAGCTTCAATAGCATTTCTAATTATCATCTCACATCCAGCTTGCATCGAATGCATTCCTACAAATTTCCACCATGACAACCAATCCTTTTTACGACGCTGAATTATGTAAGTATCTTCACCTTTTTTCTGAATAATTCGATAAATGTATTTGCTCATTTCCAAAACCTCCCGATTATTCTTTCACCGAGCTCATAACCCCACAGCGTCGCGATCGCTACATCAACGTTAAATGTTTCGATGTAGTTAAATAGATACATCAACAAACTTAGCATTAAGATTTTAACCAGCGCCTTATCCATTCTCTACTAGCCCCCTCTATTCATTTATCTTACAAAACCGTCAGACATCAAATACTTACATCCGTTACATTGGATTATGTAGTACTCACCATCTTCTAAAAATACTTTCGTCTTCCAACCAACCATTTGCTTTGCTGCCTTTAAAGCTGCATATCTTGTCTTATATCTCTGGATACTTTTCATTTCTTAGTCCCCTATAATTACCCGATTAATCACGGTATAGGTACATACTATCCCCTCTATCGTAACTAGTCAACTACTTTTCATGCTTTATTTACTTGCGCCATTTTGCTCGTGGCTAACGCTTTTTGCTTTGAAATCTCTCAATCTGAACGAAAAACGATCCATTTTCGCGACCCCTCAAAGCGGGGCACGGGGGGTTTATGTTGATCCGGTCCCACACAACTCTCTGAATTACTCCACCAGCGATGAGGTCAATGGCGTTTTAAAAGCGTCTTCCAGAAGGTTAGAGGCTTGACATATACTGAGCCGGAGATTGTGGAACGGAGTAGAGTCTTTTGTAGTTTGTTGCGAGGTATCGGAAGGAATCTGCGATGTGCACGGCCCAATTATCGAGAGGCTTAGCGGAGAAGCATTGCCTTGTCTCGTCGTACGATCTTTGGTATTCTCTTAAAAAGGAGATTTTATGCCAGATATATTTAGAAGAGAATACAAACAATTACCCGAAGAAAATAAAGTAAGTATTAATCTAATAAAAGAATATGCAGATGAATTATTAGATGAAATTGAAAAGACAGATTCTCTAAATCCAGACAAAAGAATGATAGCACTCGCTAAAACTAATTTAGAACAAGCAGTAATGTGGGCAATTAAGGCCATTACATGAATTCAAACACTCCAGCATTAGATCAAAAGACATATGAACGCAAGATAGACGCTATTAAAGTGTGCGGTGCTAATCGAGGCCCTCACGATTACATTCCAATTAGCTGGTCTAAGACTGGAACAGCTGAGCATGTAACGCAGCTAATGTGCCGTGTGTGCTTTACGCGCGTGCATATTAAAACGCTCTATAATCAATTCACTGAAGCTACTGTTTAATTAGCTGTTGGTATTTATCTAACGCTTGATTATAGTCTGCCTTACCTGCACTGGTATTATAATATGTCTTATAGTAATTCCAGATCCCATCAATATCTGTAGCCTTAGGTAATGGTTCCTTTATGCGGGAATAAAAAATACGAGTCATTGCCGTTGCAAATCGTAAGTCATAGATCAATCTATCTTCAGAAGGCATTCTGGATGCTTCAAATGAATGGAGTAGTTTCAGATAGAGATCATTCTTACTGATAATATAGTTCTGCCATATATCATTATAAGTTTCAGGTTCCATTTGATAGATACCCAACGCTGGGCCTTTCACCTGCTTCAGATAAGACCCACCATCGCTTTCATTTGCACAAGTAAAAACTAATAGCTCCTCAGCATCTTCAGAGTATAATATTAGATCAGACAATGCAGGTTTAATAATTAACTCTCGAAGCTGAGAAGAATTTAACATATCTTTTCATTCCTATTAATATAGATTAGAATTAGATCAACTATAACAGGAAACTCTCAATGAATGAAGAAAGAGCAGTAGAGCTGTATACCCGTATTAAAAATCATAATATTTCTAAGTTTGATGAAGCCAAACACTGTTCAATGATCCTTAGAATTATGTCAGATCCAAATAGAGCAACGATGGGTGCATTTTGTGTAGAAGCAGAAATAGGTGATCATACCTTCTATCAATGGCTAAAAAAGAATGATGTGTTCTTTGAATGCTATGCTTTAGGTAAAATGTTTGCCCGTGAAAATTGGGAGAAGGACGGTAGAGAACTTCGCGATGAAGTTATGATGACAGGAACAAGTAGCCATAAATTTGAATATTGGCGAATGATAGGATGGTCTCGTTTTGGTGTAGGCAAGAATTCACGTATTCGATTAGATCTTGATGCGAATGCTACCCCCAATGAGCATTACTCTCAGTTATTAAAGCAAGCCTCTAATGGAGATTTCACAGCAGGCGAGATCAAGCAATTAATGGAAGCGGTAAATGTAGGCCTTAATACACATCAAGTCTTTATGCTTCAAAAAGAAATCGATCAACTCAAAGCCGACTTAGCAACAATGACTGAGAACTCTAATGGCAACGATCGCAGCTCAGCTGAAAGACTTAAGAAAGCGGATTAAGATACCTTGGCGTATTGTTTATGTGGATAGGAAGATTGAGTCGCATGAATTTGCTGAGAAGACTATTTACGTTCATATTTGGATATAGGAGATTGCAATGAGCTTGTGGACTAATATTCGAGACATTGGTGAAACGGTTCTAAGTGGTGGAGCTGCATTAGCGGTGAATGATAGCGCCGCTAATAAGGCGGGTGGGTTAGTGAATGCGATTACAGGACGTCCAAGCGCCGCAGAGAAACGCACGCAACAATATGCAGTGAATGATCAGATTAGAGCTTATAAAGAGCAAACAGAATTATCTAATCAACAGATCAAAGCTGCGCAGGATGAGAAGACGGTAGAGAAGCGCAAAGTCAATGAAAAGCAAATTAGGTCATTGAGAAATAACTTTAGGCCAGCGGGTGGGTTTTTGAATAATCAAAATGCTTCTTCGCCATCTTCATTAGGCAATTCTGGAACTCTTCCAACTAAATTAGGTAATGCTTAATGGATACATCCGAAGGTCTAGGAACATTAGGAACACCCAACTCTTTACTTGAATGTTTGCGTAAGCGATACAATTCTGCGAAAGGGGTAGCAGATCTTTGGATTCCTATTATGCAAGCTGCATTCTTTTATGCAGTACCATTTAGAAATCGTTATTACCTTCCAGGTAAAGAGTTTCAAGGTACAGCGCAGAATACGCGTGTATATGATACTACTGCTGTAGAAGGTGTTAAGACATTCGTTTCAAAGCTTCATGACACTATGACACCACCCCAAGTTCAATGGGGATTTTTAGAAGTTGATGACAGCATGGTTGATGATGCTGATCAAGATGTAGCAACTTTAGAAGGCGCTCAGATAGAATTAAGTAAGTACATGCGCAAACTATTTAATTACATTCACGCATCAAATTTCGATGTAGTTATCAATGAGTGTTATTACGATCTTGCCATTGGAACGTCAGCATTGGTTATTAATCAATATACAGATCGAGATCCATTTCTTTGCACAAGTATTCCGATGGACAAACTTGCTATCGAAGAAGCTGTCAATGGTAAAATTGAATCATGGTTTAGAACATGGCAGAACTTGAAGATAGCTGAATTAAATACGCGTTGGCCAAAAGTCGTATTAACGGATGACTTAATGAGTGATCTGCTTGGCGATCCTGATGCTAAAGTTAGAATGATTTATGAAGGTGTAGCATATTTTCCAAATCAAAAGAAACCATATTGCTATGCTGTTTGGTGTGATACCGGTATTCTCTATAGCGACTATTTAGAATCAAGTCCTGGTATCATATGGCGCTTTCAGAAAACAAATAATGAAACCTGGGGCCGTGGCCCCGTAATGGAAGCGTTGCCTTCTATTATTAGTTTAAATGAAATGGCACGCATTGAATTGGCATCAGCTAACTTAAATACCTTCAGACCATATATGGGATTTTCAGATGCGGTATTTAATCCACATACTTTTCGACTTGAGCCTTTTACTGTCATTCCTATCGCTCCTATCGGTACTGGCGGCCAGCCTCCTCTTATTCCTTTGCCAGTGAGTGCAGATCCTAATTTTGGTCAACTCACTATCCAAGATCTTCGTATGCAGATTAAGGCTCTGTTATTCGCAGAGCAACCCCAAGACGCGGTTGGTATCCAACCGCAAACTGCATATGAACTATCGCTTAAGCAACAGAATTTAGCACAAAAGATTGGGCCATTATTCTCACGTCTTCAACAGGAATTCTTATGGCCGGTCATTAAAAGATTTGCGCATATACTACATACGATGGGTAAACTTCCTTATCCTAAACTGGGTGATATTCCGATTCTCTTTAAATACAAATCACCATTATCTTTAGTGAAAGGTCAGCAAGACGTAGCGCGCGTTATTCAATGGGTACAGACGATGCAAGGCATTATGGGGCCAGAGGCTACACAGCTATATGTTAATCCGAAAACAACACCATATCTCATGGCAGCGTCTTTACAAATTGATTCTCGTTACTTGAATAAACCTGATGAAGTGGCCGAAGTTATGCAGCAAGTTCAAGATCAACATAGCCAACAGCAACTTGCTCAATCTCAAGGTATGATGCCACAACAACCTGAAAATCCAAGTCAACAACTTATCCAACCCGCAGGCCAATAAAAGGAATATGCATGGAACTGAAAGATAATCCATTACTACAACCCGAAGATTTTCTAGGTGGTTATCGTGAAAGCATAGAAGAATTAAAGAATAGACCTGAATTAGTTCAATTCGATAAAATATGCTATGAACTTTTTAGTTCTGAATTAGGTAAAAAGTTCATGGAATATGTAACTGAAAATTATCTTATTCCTCCTTTATGCGATAGAAATTCTCCGCACTTTGATATGGCAGCTGTATGGGCAGAAGGATTTAAAGATTTTCCCAGAATGCTTCGAAGCGCTGTTCAATCGCATAATCAGCGTATAAAGGCTGAGGTGAACAAATGACAGATGAGATTATAGTTCCAGCAGAACAGCAAGCATCATGGTTTATCGATGAGGGTGTACCGGGTACCGGTGATCGTCCTACATGGCTAAACGAGAAATTTAAAAGTGCCGCTGACTTAGCAAAAAGTTATCATGAACTTGAAAAGAAAGTTGGTACGGCGCCAGAAGAATATGATATTTCACGTTCTAAATTCCTTGATCAAGATTATGAACCTATCCAAGACTTTCTAAAGCTTGCTAAAGAAAAGCGAGTTCCAAAGGAAGTGGTAGATAAAATGGTTGATTCACTTGATAAATATATGGATGAATTCACGATAGATTATTCTGAGGAAGCCAAGAAGTTAGGTGATAATGCTAAAGAAAGATTGAAAACTTTAGACAATTGGGCAGAAGCCAATCTAACAAAAGAGTCATATGAAGCATTAACATCTAATTTAAAAAGCGCCGATGCCATCAAGGCATTGGAAGAACTAAGGGGGAAAATGATGAGCGGTAATCCAGTCGTACCAAATGGGAATGATTCGTCATCTTCCAATGTAGCAACGCTTGATGATATTAGAAGTGAACTATCAAACAACCTACAAAAATACAAAACTGACCCTAAATATCAAGCTGATATTCGCGCAAGATTAGAGATTGCATCAAAAAATTCAAACTTTATTGACAAGAGCGGTTATTAATCTGCTATAATTCTATCCAATCCCTCTTTGATCCTGACGAATCCTTGAGGGTTGGACAACTTAACACCCAGACCTCTTAACAGAGAAAATCTATTTCGTGGTAAGCCCTAAGTTACTTTAAGTCAAAACACACTTATTGTTTAATTTTTAGGGGTTATTGCCATGTCAACATCTTTGACAGCTGTCCAACAAATAGAATTCGATGCACTTGTAAAAGCTGAATATCAATCTCTTGGTTTCTTATTACGCGACACCGTACGTGTTCGCCGTGACGTTATTGGTTCCACTGTATCATTCCGTAAAGTAAATCAAATTCAAGCCGTGCCAACCGGTTACTTGCAATCCGTAGTAATTCAAGATCCAGGTTACACGCAATATTCTGCGATTATCCAAAAATATACCGCACCTACTGCCGTTGATACTGTACAAGAATTGACAGTTAACTTTGATGCTAAGATGGAAAATGCCATGTTAGTAGCAAATGCTTTAGGTCGTCGTTCAGATCAAATCATCATTAACTCTTTAGCCGTAAGTCCAGGCCAAACGATTGTTGACGGTGGCACCAACATGACGTACACAAAGTACACTGACATTATTCAGTTCTTTGATGAAAATGCTGTGCCATTACCAGAACGTTTCGTAGCAATGTCTGGAAGCAACTTCCGATCCTTACTTGCCGCTGACCAATTCGTTTCTACATTCTATACGCAAAATCGTGTGTTGGATTTAGGATTTGTTCGTGAATATCTCGGCATTAACTTGATTATCATTCCTACAATGGTTGAAGGTGGTCTTCCATTAAATAGTGGCACGAATGTTCGTTCTACATTTGCATGGCATAAACAATCAACAGGTATGGGTATTGGCCATGATTTCAGAACAGAAATCAATTATTTGCCGCGTGAAACTTCCTGGTTAGTTAACGGTATTTTCTCTGCTGGCGCCATCACTATTGATAACCTGGGTATTATCCAAGTTAACTGTGATGAAAACGTATAATCCTATTACTTATTGGAGTTTATAATCATGGCTTTTACAATTGCAAACTGGGGTTCTACATCAACCTCATTAAATGCTGGACAAGAAACTATTACACCTTATGGCGGATCTCCTACTGTAGAGAATACATGCAATGTATTTACCTATGTTAGTCCTAACGATACTGCCGCTACGATCATTGCCGCTAATTACTTTTTAACACAATATGCTTCCTTAAGCGTGGGCGACATCATTTGGGGTAGTGGGACT